CTTATATGTGTTCCTAAGACCGCAAAAGGTCCTAGACTCATAGCAAGTGAGCCAACAGCACATCAGTTCTGTCAGCAACACTTGCGCTCTTTCTTCGTCGATCGATTGAGGAAAATCTTTAAGACTTCCTTTGTCGATTTTTCGAATCAGGAGCTGTCCGGTAACATGGTACTTGAAGCTTCCCGGAGTCGTCTCCTTGCAACGGTTGATTTATCCGATGCAAGTGACCGACTCTCCTGTTGGGTGGTTGAGAGGATATTCAGGACGAATCCGTCTCTGTTATCAGCTCTCCACTCCGCCAGGACGAGATCTCTCCGCGATTCAATCTCGGATGAAGAACAAACTATCATTTTGCGGAAGTTTGCCTCGCAGGGTACAGCAACGACGTTTCCAGTGCAAAGTGTTGTCTTCCTTTGCATAGCCCTTGGATGTTCTATCCGGGGTCGTGTAAATTGGGACAGCATTTGGAAACTTCGAAACCAAGTCCGCGTGTACGGAGATGATATTATCATCCCGACACGTGGGTATGCGCAACTAGTGACTGCCATGGATTCACTACAGCTTAAAGTTAATTTAGCCAAAAGCTATGTTAACGGAAAGTTTCGTGAGTCTTGTGGAGTGGACGGATACGACGGTTACGATGTAACCCCAGTAAAACCGAAAACACTAGTTGCGGACAGTCCGGCATCCTGCCAGGCTGTAGTAGACACAGTCAATAACCTTTTTGTGAAAGGAAATTGGAATGCCTCAGACAGCCTTAGAGCCACACTTCCTATTCGCGTACAACGCGGACTTAGAATTGTGGCAGCATTGGATGCTGGATTTGCAGGTCTCACCGCGTACTCAAGAAGCGATGAATCTCATCTTACTAAAAGATGGAATTCGCGCCTTTGTAGGTACGAGGTCCGAGTTTGGCATACGTATATGCCTAATTCTAAACGAGACCGGCAAGGGTTCGACGTTCTTCTGGACTTCTTCGGAAGCCCACACAGTCATGAGCAAGCTCGGACTGTGTCTGAAGTACGACTTACCCGAAAGACGAGAGATCGTCTTTCATGGGAACCCGGTAACACTGATGCTCGCCAAACTCATTGAGCGGTCAGAGAAGTTGCCCCCCATCCGCTTCCGGCAGTATATGGATTCTAATCACCATATGCTTGCTGGACGCGGCTCTGTTATTATAACAGAGCTTGATGGTGGTACACTCCCTTGGCCAATCACTGTGATGGC